TCTAAGCTCCGTCCCAAAGGAGCAGAAAACGGCAAAGGTCTTGTGGCTTCTGGTCCGGTGTCATTTGCCAAGATCTACAGTACCCTCAATGAGATACTCCGACGTGGAGGAGTCTACAAGAACGGTGCTGTAGTGTGCCATCTTGATCTAAACCATCCTGATGTACTTGAGTTCATTCAAGCATCACGAGCTGAACTTCCTTGGGTCAAACGTTGTGTAAACATCAACGACCATTGGTGGAAAGAAGCTACTCCCAATGTACGTGCTGCTCTGCTGCAAGGTATCAAGCAAGGTGACATTTGGCTGAACAAAACTAAAGTAGATGCCTACGGTAAGCGTATCCGTGGTAACGTCTGTCTTGAGGTTTACCTGCCTAGCCGTGGCACTTGCTTGCTCCAACACATCAACCTTGGAGCTTGTGAGTATCAAGACCTTGGACCTGCCTTTGTTAAGGGTATGTCTCAGCTGTGTGACCTGCACGGCAAAACCAACGTAGACCAATCCGGTGAATACCTATCTCCTGATGTTGATCGTCAGGTAGGCTTGGGTATGCTGGGTCTTGCTAACCTGCTGCGTAGGTACGGTGTTACCTATGAAGAATTTGGCGATGCTCTTGAAGTTGTCAACAACGGTAAGGGTAACGCTGATTACACTCCATCCATTACTCTTGCTTTTGAACTGCAAAAGGCTATCAACCAAGCAGCACAAGTAGCACGTGTCGCTAACATGGACCGTGCATTTGCTATTGCTCCTACTGCCTCTTGCAGCTACCGTTATCAAGATTTGGATGGGTACACTACCTGTCCTGAAATTGCACCTCCTATTGCCCGTCAGGTGGACCGTGATAGCGGTACGTTTGGCGTCCAGAGCTTCGACTACGGTCCTGTTGAGATCGCAGCTGAGGTTGGCTGGGATGCATATAAGAAAGTTGCTGATGGCATCATGAGGATGCTTGACGCTACGGGACTTCTTCACGGTTACAGCTTCAATAGTTGGTCTGATGTGATCACCTATGACGAAGCGTTTATCGAAGAGTGGCTTGCCTCTGAGCAAACCTCCCTTTATTATTCGCTTCAGGTTATGGGTGATACTCAAGACAAGACCAGCGCATATGCCGCATTGGACGAGTCAGAAGTAGATGCCTACCTGGAGTCCATTTTGTACGACAGGGATGATAACCCTGCACCTGATTGTAATTGCGGCGAATGAACCCTTATCAAAAACTACTTGAAAGAAAAAGAACTTGGACCCCTGTTCAAACGACTGCGGGTAAACTGGCTGAAGGTGCGGAAGAAACTATCTACCGTGCTTTGGCAATCCGACATATGGAGCTTCCGGTAGGAGACTTTATCCATGATGCACTTAAAACTGAAGTACCACAAATGGCACGGGATCTCCTTCTGTCCAATATCAAGGACGAAGAGAACCACGACCTTGCACTCGGTTACATCGCCAATGCTATCGGCGTTGATGAAAAAGCTGAAGCCGAAGCAAAGAATCTGCGGGACGCCTGGGTTTCTCATCCAGATCACACGCTCCTCAAGGCGCTGGTTGCCGAACGTGCAATTTTCTTCGTGCTCCTCCCATTCTTCAGATTTAACGGTGATGCTGGTCTCCGAACAGTAAGTGCTGACATTTCCAGAGATGAACAAGTGCACGTTGCCACAAATAGTTTGGTTTGTCGTGAGCTTAACCTCGATTGGAGTCCTTCTTTGGATCGGCTCCGTAAAGCCACTATAAGCTGGGTGATGCAGCCTCTCAAGGCTAACAACCCTAATAAATATCTGAACAAAAAATTTTGGCTGGATAGCAGTGATCGTCTGATGTATGAAGGTAAAGCTCCTGAGCTTTCCGATACTAAGCGAGCACGTATGCCAGCGTTCTTTGAACATGCAAACCCTAACCTCCCTCAATACGCTTAACCTTCTGACTGTTGAAAAGTTGTTGGCTGAGCTAGAGGATCTTTATCCACCAATCAACCCTACTCCTGACACTCCGCTTAACCAGATCATGTATCGGTCTGGTCAAGCAAGTGTTGTGGAGTGGATTCGTACACGTCTTACACAAGAGGATTAACATTATGTGTGGAGGAGGAGCCGCTAGGCGCGAACACCACCGCCAACAAGAACAAATGCGAGCTGAAACTCGTCAGCGCGATATTTATGAACAAGCTGAACGTGATCGCCAAGCTGAACAAGCTCGTATGCAGCAGCTGCAGGCTGAAGCAGACAAGCGTCAACAAGAAGCTTTGAAAATGATTGCTGAAAGTTCTAAAGTACCTTTCAAAGTTAAAACGGCTGCTGAAGCTACAACTCCCCTTATGCGTACACGTCAGAAAGCTCCTGGAGCTGCAACTGGTATTGCATCACTTCGTATCAATCGTACCCCTGGCACTAACATTGACATGGGTGCAAGCGGAACTAACATTGGTTAATTAGATGGACGCTAAATCAAGGTACGATCATCTAAGTAGCTACCGTACTAACTTTCTCCAAACTGCGGTTGAATGCTCTGAGCTTACAATTCCTTATCTCATCCAGCGTGATGAGCATAGGATTTCCCACAAGTCCCTTAAACAACCTTGGCAATCAGTAGGTGCTAAGTCAGTAGTTACATTGGCAGCTAAGCTTATGCTTGCACTGCTTCCCCCACAAACTACTTTCTTTAAGCTTCAAATTCGTGATGATAAGCTAGGCACTGATTTGCCTGCTGAGATCCGTTCTGAGCTTGACCTAAGCTTTGCCAAGATTGAGCGAATGGTAATGGACTCTATCGCTGCTTCCAGTGATCGTGTCGTTGTTCACCAAGCCATCAAACATCTTGTTGTTGGTGGTAACGCTCTTATCTACATGGGTAAGGATGGGTTGAAGCACTATCCATTAAACCGCTATGTGGTTGAACGTGATGGTAATGGTAACGTAATTGAGATCGTCACCAAAGAACTGATTAATAAAAAGCTTCTTCCTAAAGAGCTTCAAGAGAAACCTCATCAAGTCAATGATCGTAACTACGCTTACGAAGATGACGTAGAGGTTTATACTCACGTACGTCTTGACAACAACCGTTGGTTGTGGCATCAAGAAGCGTACGGTAAAAAGATTCAAGGTACAGAAGGTAAAGCTCCGAAGGATGCTAACCCTTGGCTAGTCCTTCGTTTCAACTCTGTTGATGGTGAGAACTACGGACGAGGTAGAGTCGAAGAATTTCTGGGTGATCTCAAGTCACTTGATGCACTCTCTCAGGCACTCGTAGAAGGCTCTGCAGCAGCCGCTAAGGTCGTCTTCGTGGTATCACCCTCAAGCACGACTAAACCCCAGACCATCGCCCAAGCAGGCAACGGTGCGATCGTTCAAGGACGGCCTGATGACATTGGTGTTATCCAAGTGGGTAAGACCGCTGACTTCAGTACTGCAGCTAATCTTGCTGCAACTCTTGAGCGTAGAATCTCTGAGGCATTCCTGATTCTTTCTGTAAGGCAATCAGAACGCACTACAGCTGAAGAGGTTCGCCTTACTCAACTCGAACTCGAACAATCCTTGGGGGGACTATTCTCCCTGTTGACTGTTGAGTTCCTTATTCCTTACCTTAACCGTAAGCTATTGGTCCTCCAACGTTCAGGTGAACTTCCCCGGATCCCTAAAGATCTTGTGAACCCAACCATCGTTGCTGGTATCAATGCTCTTGGTAGAGGACAAGATCGTGAATCTCTTACCACCTTCATTGCTACAATCTCTCAGGCACTTGGTCCTGAGGCAATGATGCAGTATATCAATGCAGATGAAGCTATCAAACGCTTGGCAGCTGCACAAGGTATTGATGTATTGAATCTTGTTAAGTCGATGGATCAACGTCAACAGGAGCGTCAAGGGGCTATGGCACAGCAGCAACAGATGCTGCAAATGCAACAGATGCCCGATATGCTTAAAGCTCCTATCGCTGACCCATCCAAGAACCCCAACGCGGAAGATGCCATTGCTCAATACCTTGGTACTCAATCCGCTCCACCAATGCAATAAAATTTTATGTCTGAAATTCTAAGCTTTGATCCCACCCCCGATGCAGAAGTAATGTCTTCCATCGAATCCGATGAAGCTGAATCTCTTGCTATCGGCAAAGAGTTGATGGAACAACATGAAGGCATGTTGGCTGGTAAATATAAAAATGCTGAAGAGCTTGAACGAGCTTATATGGAGCTTGAAAAGAAGCTTGGAGGTAATCGTGAAGAGTCTGCAGAAGAATCTTACGATGATGAACCAGTTGAAGAATCTGAAGAGAGTGAAGATTACAGTGCCTTGTCCGACTTATTTGCCATTGCTGGTGATGAGTATTCAGAGACAGGGGAACTGAGTGCTGAAACTCTTGAAGCTTTTTCCCAAATGTCATCTCAAGATTTGGTGCAAGCCTATTTTGAAATGCAAGCTCAACAACCCTCTCAATCTGGTAGGGAGTTGAGCAACGAAGAAGTTAACCAACTTCAAAACATGGTAGGCGGTCAAGCCGCTTACAATCAGTTGACCAGTTGGGCAGCTGAAAACTTTAGCGAAGGAGAAATTGAAGCTTTTGATTCTCTTATTGAATCGGGCAACACCAACGCTATTCAGCTTGCACTGCAAGCATTATACTATCGTTACACTGATGCTGTGGGAGTAGAAGGAGAAATGCTGAGCGGTAAGCCAGCACGTTCACAAGATGTATTCCGTAGTCAAGCTGAACTTATTCAAGCTATGGCTGATCGGCGCTACGACCAAGACCCTGCCTACCGTCAAGATGTGATTGATAAACTTGCACGCTCTGATCTTGAGTTTTGATAGTATGTATCCTGATCACAATTATTCCGTTCCACATAATGAACGTGCTGAACAGCTCAATGGTCGCCTGGCTATGCTTGGCATCGTGGCTGCTTTGGGTGCTTACGCACTGACTGGTCAAATTATTCCTGGTATCTGGTAATGCCTCTTAAGAAAGGTAAATCCGATAAAGCTGTCTCCTCTAACATCAGTAAACTTAAGGGTGAAGGCTACCCACAAAAACAAGCGGTAGCCATTGCACTTAGCAAAGCTGGTAAATCTAAAAAGAAAAAGTAATGGCTAAACAAGGTCTCTACGCAAACATCCATGCCAAGCGGAAACGCATTGAAGAAGGCAGTGGTGAAAAGATGAGGAAGCCTGGCTCTGCTGGTGCTCCTACTGCTAAGCAATTCAAGCAAGCAGCTAAGACTGCCAAGAAGAAATAGGCTCCGCAAAAGACGCATTGAAACGTCCGCAAACGACGCAACAAGTCCCGTCATTACTGCGAGTGTTTTGACGGGACAACGAGCGTTTCGCTACGCTCAACTGAAGAAGTAAGCAATATAAAAGTTCTTTGCTAATTTCTCATGATTCCTATTCTAACTACTCTGTCGGTGATCACCAGTTGGTATGGTCCTGGCTTCCACGGAAACCTCACCGCTAACGGTGAACGATACAATCAAAACGGCCTTACTGCAGCGCACAAGACACTCCCCTTTGGTACTAAACTTAAAGTTTGTTACAAGAGGTGTGCCGTTGTTCGGGTCAATGATCGCGGTCCCTATGCTTATGATAGGGGTTTAGATCTCAGTAAAGGTGCGGCTGATGCAATCGGTCTCACTAACTCTGGAGTTGGAAGGGTAAAAGTAACCCGTCTTAACTAACTTCAAATGAATACTACAATCGCGGATACCGCATGGATGGCTGGACTCTTTGAGGGCGAAGGGTCTATCTCCATTAGTCAGAAAAAAGGTTATTGCTACCTTCAGTTAGTCAGTACAGATCACGATGTTTTACTTAAATTCGCTCGTCTTGCTGATTGTATAAACAACAAAATTACGTATTGCCCGCGTCGGCCTCATCAAAATAAAGACGCTTGGAAATGGCAAGTAGGGAACAAACAAGATGTTACTCGATTGCTAAATTTAATGCTTCCATATTTGGGTGACCGTCGTGCCCATAAGGCATTAGATGTTTTCGATTACTACGATGAACGCAACTCTCGCTCTTCCTCAGAAGAGTTCAAACATCTGGGATAAATACCTTGGATGGATTACATCCACTAACAACCGTCTTTATGTGGGACACTTCGGTGTTCTAATGATTCCCTGTTTACTCGCAGCAGCTACTTGCTTTATTCTGGCTTTCATTGCTGCTCCTCCTACGGACATTGATGGCATCCGCGAGCCTGTATCTGGGTCTCTTCTCTATGGAAACAACATCATATCGGGAGCCGTCATTCCGAGCAGCAATGCCATCGGACTACACTTCTACCCAATTTGGGAAGCTGGTTCACTTGATGAATGGCTCTACAACGGGGGTCCGTTCCAACTCACAGTCTTCCACTTCCTCATTGGCATCTATGCTTACATGGGACGAGAGTGGGAACTTAGCTATCGACTAGGGATGCGTCCCTGGATCTTCGTTGCTTACTCTGCTCCGGTTGCAGCTGCTACTGCAGTGTTCCTCATCTACCCCTTCGGTCAAGGATCTTTCTCCGATGCAATGCCTCTCGGTATCTCCGGCACGTTTAATTACATGCTGGTCTTCCAAGCTGAACACAATATCCTCATGCATCCTTTCCACATGTTGGGAGTTGCTGGTGTATTTGGGGGTAGCTTGTTTAGTGCTATGCACGGTAGCCTTGTCACGTCTTCTCTTATCCGTGAAACCACTGAGGAAATCTCTCAGAATTATGGTTACAAGTTTGGACAAGAAGAAGAAACTTACAACATCGTAGCGGCACATGGCTACTTCGGGCGTCTTATCTTCCAGTATGCGAGCTTTAACAATAGCCGCAGCCTTCACTTTTTTCTGGCTGCTTGGCCTGTTGTTGGTATCTGGTTCGCTGCTCTTGGCGTGTCTACGATGGCTTTCAATCTTAACGGCTTTAATTTTAACCAGTCCCTTATTGATAACCAGGGACATGTTGTGGATACTTGGGCAGACATTCTTAACAAAGCCAACCTCGGCTTTGAAGTCATGCACGAAAGAAACGCTCACAACTTCCCTCTGGACCTTGCTGCTGCTGAGACAACTCCAGTCGCCTTGGTGGCTCCAGTCATCGGCTGATTATGTCACACCAATCCTCTAAGCTTCAAGCCTTTGTAACTCGTTACACTCCTGAGCCTGAAGTAAAAGAAGAAGAACCACAAACTGAAGAAGAACAAACTCAGGAAGAAACTGAGTGAATCGTTAGGGGAGCACCTCAGAGTCGGACTCCCCTTTCGATTCACTCAG